ATGGGCGAGGAACGGATCAAGACGGGCAGGCGATACCCGTTGCAGGTAGCGAAGCTGCGTGCGGACGAATGGAGCGAGGAGCGAAAACAGGCGTTTCTGGAGGAGCTGGCCGATAGCTGCAACGTCGCCAGATCGGCGCGCCTGTTGGGAATGTCGCGCAGGGGATTGTATCGGCTGCGGTGGCGCGATCCGAGCTTTGCCGCTGCCTGGAGCGAAGCGATCCGCATGGCCTATCCCCGGCTGGAGGAAAGGCTGCTCGAACAAGCGCTGGCGGCGGCCGAGCGGCTGACGATCGAGGGGCCGGTGAGCGGCGATGGCGAGGATGCGGCGCAGGAGCCGCCGTTGCAGCCGCTGAGCGCCGAAGAGACCAAATTGGCGATGTATCTGCTGGATCGCCTGGATCGTCTGGAGCGTCCCGGCGCGGGGAAGAAATCGGCGCGGGGCAGTGCCGGCAAGGCGCATGGCACTACCCGCGACGAGACCAATGCGGTGCTGAACGCGAAGCTCGATATGCTGGCTAAGCGGATGAAGGCGGTCGAATGAGCGCGGTGCCCGATGCCGAGATCGTTCGGCTGGCGATGCTGGCCGGGCCACTTCGCGATCGGTTGCTGGCGAACATGACGACGCAGCAGTTGCGTGAGATCAGCCAGCGCTGGTGGATGTGGGCGCATGCCGGCCAGTTGGCACCGCCGGGCGACTGGCGGGTGTGGCTGATCCGCGCGGGGCGCGGCTTTGGCAAGACGCGCGCGGGGGCCGAATGGGTGAGCGATTTTGCGCGCAACCATCCGCAGGCCCGGATCGCGCTGGTCGGCGCGACCTTTGACGAAGTGGTGCAGGTGATGATCGAGGGGCAAAGCGGGCTGATCAACGTGGCGCATGACGGCGAGACGGTGAGCTGGCGATCGTCGCTGCGTGAGGTGCAGTTCGGATCGGGGGCATTGGCGCAGGTGTTTTCCGCCGCCTCGCCCGAAAAGCTGCGTGGCCCCGAACATGATCTGGCCTGGTGCGACGAGCTGGGCAAATGGGGCGCGGGCGGCGAGGCGGCGTGGGACAATCTGGCGATGGGAATGCGGTTGGGGCCAAGGCCGCGCATCCTGGTGACGACGACGCCGCGCCCGACCCGGCTGATGCGGCGGCTGCTGGCGATGCCCGACCTGGTGGAAACGCGCGGGCGGACGCGCGACAATCCGCATCTGCCCAAGAGTTTCGTCGGCGCGATGATCGCCGAATATGGCGATTCGCGGCTGGGGCGGCAGGAGCTGGACGGCGAATTGCTCGACGATGTGGTGGGGGCATTATGGACCCGCGCGCTGATCGAGCGATGCCGGGTGCGCGCCGCGCCCGATCTGGTGCGGGTGGTGGTGGGGGTCGATCCGCCCGCAAGCGCCGGCGGCGATGCCTGCGGGATCGTCGCGGCGGGGCTGGGGACCGACGGGCATGGCTATGTGATCGAGGATGCGAGCGTCGCTGGCTGCTCGCCGCAAGGCTGGGCGCGCGCGGTGGTGGGGTGTTACGAACGGCATCGCGGCGATCTGGTGGTGGCCGAGGCCAATATGGGCGGCGACATGGTGCGCGACGTGCTCAAGGCCGCGCATTCGCTGTTGCCGGTGCGGCTGGTGCATGCGTCGAAGGGCAAGGTGGCGCGCGCCGAGCCGGTGGCGGCATTGTATGAAAGCGGGCGGGTGTTCCATGTCGGCGGACTGGCGGCGCTGGAGGATGAGTTATGCGGTCTGTCGGTGGGGGGCGGCTATGAAGGGCCGGGCCGATCGCCCGACCGCGCCGATGCGTGCGTGTGGGCGCTGAACGCGCTGATGGTCGAGGCGCGCGCGGCGGCGGCGGTGCGGGTTGTGTGAGTTGCGGGGGCACGGGGGCGGGCGTAGGATTGGGGGACTCGGGGAGCAGCGCGATGAACAAGCCGGTGAAGATCGACCAGCAGGCGGCGGAACTCGAAGCGGTGCGTGCGCGGGCACAGCCGCATGTCGACAGCGGACGGTTTGAGTCGGTCGAGGCGGTGTTGCGCGCCGGGCTCGACGCGCTCGACGAGGATGATCGCGCGATGGAGACGCCCGAATTCACCGCATGGCTGCGCGAGAAGGTGGCCGAGGCCGACGCCGATCCGCGGCTTTATGTTTCGATGGAGGAGGCGTTCCGGATCGCTCGCGGCGAATCGCCCGAATAAGGTGGCGTTCGCGCTGGAGTTTTCGCGCCGGGCGGCGATCGACCTCAAACGGATTCGCACTTGGGTAGCCGAACAGGCCGATAGCGATGTCGCCGATGGTTACCTCAAGCGAATCCTGGATCAATGCGCAGGCCTGACCGAGTTTCCGTTTCGGGGAACGCCGCGGCTGGGAAGCGGCGAATATCGCAGCGTCTCGTTCGAGCGGACGCTGATCATCCTCTATCGCGTTCGCACCGACCGGGTGACGATCGTCCGCATATTGCACGGTAGCCGGGACAACCAGGCGATCCTGGGCTGATCGCGCGCGCTGCGCGCCAACAAGGCAAGGAAACGACATGAAATGGTTCGGCAGGAAGGCCGGGCGCGAGGGTTCGCGTCCGGTGTTGGCGGGTGCGCCAGGGCATCGGCTGGGCGAATGGCCCAGCGGCTATGACGCACAGGTGCGTGAGGGGTTTTGCGCCAATCCGGTGGCGCAGCGCGCGGTGCGGCTGGTGGCCGAGGCGGTGGGGAGCGTGCCGGTGACGGCGTCCGATCCGGCGCTGGCGGCGCTCGTGGCCGAGCGATCGGCGGGGCAGCCGTTGCTCGAAACGCTGGCGGCGCAATTGCTGCTGCACGGCAATTGCTTCGTGCAGGTGACCTGCGACCCACAGGGTCAGGTGATCGAATTGTTCGCGCTTCGGCCCGAGCGGGTGTCGGTCGAGGTCGATGCACAGGGCTGGCCGGTCGCCTATCGCTACCGCGTCGGCGAGCGATCGGTGCGGCTGGGCGAGGATGGCGCGGGGCGGCCGGGGGTGGTGCATGTGCGCGGATTCCACCCGCTCGACGATCATTATGGCCTCGGCTGCATCGGCGCGGCGGCGGGCGCGGTGGCGATCCACAATGCCGCGACCCGCTGGAACAAGGCGCTGCTCGACAATGCCGCGCGGCCATCGGGCGCGCTGGTGTACGACAATCGCGACGGCGCGGTGCTGAGCCCCGACCAGTTCGAGCGGCTGAAAGCCGAGATGCTCGCGGGGTTTCAGGGGGCGACCAATGCCGGGCGGCCGATGCTGCTGGAAGGTGGCCTGAAATGGCAGCCGATCAGCATGACGCCCGCCGACATGGATTTCGTGAGCCTGAAGGCGGCGGCGGCGCGCGAGATCGCGCTGGCCTTTGGCGTGCCGCCGATGCTGCTGGGGCTGCCGGGCGACAATGCCTATGCCAATTATCGCGAGGCCAATCGCGCGCTGTGGCGCCAGGCGGTGCTGCCGTTGGCGGGCAAGATATTGGGCGCGATCGCCGAGGATCTGCGGCCCTGGTTCGCCGATGCCAGCCTGACCGTGGACCTGGAGCGGGTGCCGGCGCTGAGCGAGGACCGATCGGCATTGTGGGCGCGGGTGAGCGCCGCCGATTTCCTGACCAATGAGGAGAAACGCGAAATGCTGGGGGTGGCGCAATGAGCGCGATGCTGGCCGAGCTGTTGCGGCAGGCACAGGATGAAGGCGCGTCGGTGGCGACGCTGCGCGGGATCGCCGAGGAGGCGGGGGAGGTTGCGGCGGGCCGCGCGCTCGATCGGCTGGGGCTGAGCGATTCAGCGGCGGCCAAGGACATGGGCGAATTGCGCGAACTGCTGGCGGCGTGGCGCGATGCCAAGCGATCGGCGGCGCGCGCGGTGGTGGGGTGGATCGCGCGGATGGCGTGCGCGGTGCTGCTGGTGGGGCTGGCGGTGCGGTTGGGGTTTGGGGGGTGGGTGAAGTGAGGGGGGAGGGGGTTGGCGAGGGCGGTGACATGCCCTCCCCCGACCCCTCCCGCAAGCGGGAGGGGGGAAGGAAGTTTGCTGGGTATGCGGCGGTGTTTGATTGTCCGGATCGGGGGGGGGATGTGGTTCGGCGGGGCGCCTTTGCCGGGGCGGGGGCGGTGCCGTTGCTGTGGGAGCATGGCGCGGTGGTCGGGCGGGTCGAGGCGGTGGCGGAGGATTCGCGCGGGCTGCGGGTGGCTGGGGTGATCGAGGAGCCGCGACTGGGCGCGCTGGTGGCGGCGGGGGCGCTGACCGGGCTGTCGTTCGGCTATCGCGCGCGGGCGGTGCGGCAGGGCGTGTATCGCGAATTGCTGTCGCTCGATCTGGTCGAGGTGAGTTTGGTGGCGCAGCCGATGCAGCGACTGGCGCGGGTGGACAGCTAAGGCGGCAACGAAATTGCTGGGGTTTTGCAGGGGCGTGCCGGGTGGCGCGCCCCTTTTTTGTTTTGGGCGAAGGAAGGAATGCGAATGACCGATTTTGCGATGATGGCGACGGCGCGGCCGTTGTTGAGCGGGGCACAGGCACCGGCGGCGAGCGCGGCGTTTGCCGGGTTCTTGCGCAGCGGCGCGGGCGGGCTGGAGATGAAGGCGTTTACCGGGGTGACGGGGGCCGAGGGCGGCTTTGCGGTGCCGCGCGAACTTGATGCGATGATCGATTCGACGCTGAAGGCGGCAAGCCCGATCCGGGCAATCGCCAATGTCGTGCAGGTGGGATCGGCGGGCTATCGCAAGCTGGTGACCAGCGGCGGCACGCCTTCGGGCTGGGCGAGCCAGACGGGCGCTCGCGCCGAAACCGCGACGCCGGTGTTTCAGGAAATCGCCCCGCCGATGGGCGAATTATTCGCCAATCCGGCGGCGAGCCAGACGATGCTCGACGATGCCGGCTTTGATGTCGAGGCGTGGCTGGCGGGCGAGATCGCGATGGAATTCGCCAAGGCCGAAGGCAGCGCGTTCGTGAGCGGCAATGGCGTCGACAAGCCGCGCGGCTTCCTGACCGGGGCGACATCGGCGGTGGGCGATGCAACGCGGCCGTTCGGGACGATCCAGCATCTGGCGAGCGGCGCGGCGGGCGATTTCGGGGCCAATCCGAGCGACCGGCTGATCGACCTGGTCCATGCGCTGCGCGCGCCGTACCGGCAGGGCGCGACATGGGTGATGAATGCCAGCACGATGGCGCGAATCCGCAAGTTCAAGACCAGCGACGGCGCGTTCCTGTGGACGCCGGGGCTGGCGAACGGACAGCCCGCCAGTCTGCTCGGCTATCCGGTGGTCGAGGCCGAGGACATGCCCGACATCGCCGCCAACAGCCTGTCGATCGCGTTCGGCAATTTCCGCGCCGGCTATCTGATCGCCGAGCGCGGCGAAACCGCGGTGCTGCGCGACCCCTATAGCAACAAGCCGTTCGTCCATTTCTACGCCACCAAGCGGGTCGGCGGCGCAGTGACCAATTCGGAAGCGATCAAGCTGATGCGCTTCGCCGCCGCCTGATCGGAATGCCGCCCGGGGAACCGGGCGGCGCTTCGCGCGACCGAGGGGCTGGGGGAGGATGGCGATGACGACGGGGACGGGCGGGCCGGGGCGGCATGCGTTGAGCGAGGGCGACCGTGCGGCGGGGATCGCGCAGGTGCGCGCGCTGCTGCGATCGGACAGCGATGCCGAGGATGCGCTGTTGGGGCGGCTGATCGACGAGAGCCTGGCGCTGGCCGAAATGTTCACCGGGCAAGTGCTGATCGTGCGCGAAATGACCGAAGCGGTGCGCGGCGATGGCGGCTGGCAGCGGCTGCGCGCGACGCCGGTGCGCGCGGTGACGGGGGTGGCCGATGCGGGCGGGGTAGCGGTGCCGGTGGCGGACTATGCGGTGGATATTGATCCGGCAGGCGATGGCTGGGTTCGGGTGCGCGGGGGCGCGCGCTTCGTGGTGACGATGCGCGCCGGGATGGCCGAGGATTGGGGTGCGCTGCCGCCGGGAATTGCGGGCGGGATCGTCCGGCTGGCGGCGCATCGCTTTGCCGCGCGCGATGAGGACGGGGTGCCGCCGGCGGCGGTGGCGGCGCTTTGGCGGCCGTGGCGGCGGATTCGGCTGCACGACATGCGGGTGCCGGCGTGAACCGCGCGCTGGCGGTGGCGCAGCGGCTGGGCGCGGCGCGGGCGCGGGTGGTGGCCGATGCGGTGGCGGTGCTGCTGCACGAGGCGATGCCCGATGGCGCGGTGATGGTTGAGGACGAGGGCGTGGTGATCGAGGCGCGCGGCGCATTGGCGCGGGCGGCGACCGATCCCGCCTTGCGATGGGTGGCGGGGGGATTGCGATGAGCGCGGTGCTGCACGGTGCGCTGGTGGCGGCGCTGAAGGATCATGCGCCGCTGCACGCGCGGCTGACGGCGGTGTTCGCCGCGCCGCCGGTGCGATCGGCAATGCCCTATGCACTGGTGACCGAGAGCGTGGTCGCCGATTGGAGCACCAAGGACCAGCCCGGCATCGAGGCGCGGGTGGCGATCGAGCTGCATGACGGCGGCGAGGTGCCGGGGCGGCTGCGTGCGCTGGCCGAGGCGGCGGGCGCGGCGCTGGCGGCGATGCCGCGCGATCTGGGGCAGGGCTGGCGCGTGGCGAGCCTGGTGCCGGTGCGGACTCGGGTGGTGCGGGTGCGCGCCGGCGATTGGGTGGCGGTGGTCGAGGCGCGGGTGCGGATGTTGCGCGAGGGTGGCTCCCCTCCCTGACAGGGAGGGGAGGAGAAGGATCAGCGAGGAGACGGGATATGGCGGCGGAAAAGGGTAGTGCGTTCCTGCTTAAGGTGGGGAACGGGGCGGTGCCGGTGGGGTTTGCGACCGTCGCTGGCCTGAGGACCACGCAATTGTCGATCAATGGCGAGGCGGTGGCGATCACCAGCAAGGATTCGGGCGGGTGGCGCGAATTGCTGTCGGGTGCAGGCGTGCGATCGGTGAGCGTTTCGGCGGCGGGGATTTTTACCGGATCGGCAGCCGAGGTCCGCGTGAAGGGCAATGCGCTGGCCGGGGTGATCGACCAGTATCGGCTGAGCTTCGAGAGTGGCGAGACGATGACCGGGCGGTTCCTGGTGACCAGGCTCGACTATGCCGGTGATGTGAATGGCGAGCGCAGCTACACGCTGAGCCTGGAGAGTTCCGGGCCGGTGGTGAGCGCATGATGGGGGCGGGGTTCGGGCCGGACGAGGCCGGGGTGCTTGTGGACAGGCCCCACCCCAACCCTTCCTCTGAAGGGGAGGGGCTTTGGCGGTCGGGGGCCAATGCGGCGCGGGGCGAGATGGCTTTGCGGGTAGCGGGGGAGATGCTGGTGTTGCGGCCTTCGTTTGCGGCGTTGGTGGCGGCGGAGGGGGAGGTGGGGCCGTTGTTCGCGCTGGTCGAGCGCGCGGCGGCGGGGCGGCTGGGGATTGGCGAGATGGTGGCGCTGTTCTGGCATTGCCTGCGCGAGCCGGCACCGATGGCGCGGGCGGATTTCGCCGAGGCGGTGGCGGCGGGCGGGCTGGCGGCGGCGACGCCGGTGCTGCGCGTGCTGGTTGGGCAGATATTGGCGGGGCGGTGATGGGGGAGCGTTGGGCTTTGCCCCTCCACCGTGCTGCGCATGGTCCCCCTCCCCGAGCCGAGCTCGGGGAGGATTTTGGCGGCTGTGCTGCTCGGCTGGCGGGGATGGCTGGGGTGGTGTTTGGGTGGACGCCGGGGGTTTTTTGGGACGCCACGCCTGCCGAACTGGCGGCGCTGGTTGTTGCGCTCACCGGCGACGAGGTGGCGGCGGCGGATCGTGGGACGCTCATGCGGTTGATGGAGGCTTTTCCCGATGGATGAGGAAATCGAACGGCTGGTGGTGCGGGTGCGCGCCGATACGCAGGGCTTTGCGCGCGATGTGGCCGAGATGCGCGGCAGTCTGGAGGGACCGTTCGAGGCGGGGGTCGATCGCGCGGGGCGGGCGATCGAGACGACGCTGTTGCGCGCGGTGCGATCGGGCAAATTGGGGTTCGACGATCTGGGCAAGGTGGCGCTGGGGGTGCTCGACCAGATCGCCGCGAGCGCGGTGCGCGGCGGGATCGGCGCGGCGCTGGGCGGTGGTGGTGGCGGGATCGGCGGGCTGGTGGGGGCGCTGGCGGGGCTGATTTCGGGTGCGCCGGGGCGCGCGACCGGCGGGCCGGTGAGTCCCGGGCGGGCCTATGTCGTGGGCGAGCGCGGGCCGGAATTGTTCGTGCCGACGGCGAGTGGGCGGGTCGAGACCGGCGCGCCGGGGGGCGTGCGCGAGGTGCGGGTGTCGATCGCGGTGCATGCCGGGGCGGGCGAGGCACCCGCCGCGCTGGCGCGATCGGGGCGGCAGGTGGCGCGCGCGGTGAAGGCTGCGCTGGGGGGTGTGGATTAGGGGGCTTCGGCTCCGAACGGACGTGTTTTTACATGCCCTCCCCCGACCCCTCCCGCAGGCGGGAGGGGGGAAGAAGAGGGGACGAAAATAGGGATTTATCATGGGACATTGGCTGGCGGCTGCGCGGGGGGTGCAGGCGGGAGGGACGGTTTCGCGCTTCGATCCGCGATATTGGAGCGTCAATTTTCCGCGACCGATGATGGCGAGCGTGGTCACCACCGCGCCCGATGCGCTGCGGGTCGATTGCGTCTTTTATCGGCGCGGCGATCTGGCGGGGCTGATCTGGGACAGCGAGGACAGGCATGATCATCCGCTGCTGCGATACGAGACCGATCGCGATTATCGCCGGTGCCGGTTGCGGTTTCGCTGGCGGTCGGGGGGTGTCATCGCGCTCGATGCCGTCAATGGACCGACGCTGACGATCGAGGGGCGCGATGAAGCGGGCGTGGCGCGCGCCTGGTATGTGCGGTTGTGGAATTATGCGGTCGGCAGCGCCGAGGATGCGGTGGTGACGATCGACTTTGCCAGCATCGTCGGGGGCTATCGGCTGCCCGACGATGCCGATCCGGTGTTTGCGGGCGATGTCGACCGGATGTTCGTATCGCTGGTGCCGCCGGGGTTCGTAGAGGGGGATGAGGGGCTGATCGCCGCGAGCGAGGGCTGGGCCGAATTGTCGGGCATTGCGTGCGATGGATCGGGCAGCGTGCTGGCGATCGGCGATTGCGTGGTGCCCGCGCACGACCTGCGAATGTCGGGGGGGTATGACGACAGCTATAACCTGACCCCGGCGCGATTGCTGCGCAACATGCTGCAGCTGGGCTATCGCGGGCCGGTGATCCATTATGTCGGGATGAGCCATTATTTCCGGCTCGAGCCGGCAGGCGGGGGGCTGTGTGTCAGCCTGGCGGGCGGGGCGCTGAATACCCCGACGCTGGCATGGCATCGCGACTTTGCCGAGCGTGCGCACGCGCTTGGTTACGACATCATCTGGTCGCTGAGCTATGAATTGTTCGACGCGCATTGCTGGAACGATTGGAAGCAGCGCGATTTTACCGGCGCGCCGGCGCTGACCGGATGGGTGCCGCCGTCGACCCTGCTGTCGCCCGCGCATGCCGGGGCGATGGGGTATTTGCAGCAGGTGGCGCAGGCGTTCGTGGGGATCGCGGTGGCGGTGGGGATGCGGGTGCGGTTCCAGGTGGGCGAGCCGTGGTGGTGGGTGACGCCCGGCGAGGGGCGACCGTGCCTGTATGACGATGCCGCGCGCGCGGCGCTGGGCGGGGCGGCGGGCGGGGCGGTGGTGATCGAGGATTTGCGCTCGCCGCTCGATGCCGGGCAGAAGGCGTTGCTCGATCGTGCCGGAGCGATGCTCGCCGCGTCGACCGCGGCATTGTGCGCGGCGGTGAAGGCGGTGGCACCCGATGCCGAGACATTGCTGCTGGCGTATCTGCCGACGGTGCTCGACGCGCAAGCGCCCGAGGCCAAGCGCGCGAACTTGCCGGTCGGCTGGGCCAAGCCGGCGTTCGATGTGTTGCAGCTCGAGGATTATGACTGGGCGGCGACTGGCAATGCGGGGGCGAGTGCGCGCGGGGTGGCACTGGCGCAGGCGCGGCTGGGCTATCCGGTGGCCGAGCAACATTATCTGAGCGGCTTCGTGCTGCGGCCCGAGGAAGCGGGGCAATGGCACGCGATCGACGCCGCCGCCGATGTCGCCAAGGCGCGCGGGGTGGCCGAGACCTTCATATGGGCGCTGCCGCAGGTGCTGCGCGATGGATATTTGCATTTCGGGCAAGGGGAGGATGCGATGACGCCGTTCGACGACGTGCTGTTTCCGCTGGCGCTGGGGGCGCAATGCGAGGTCGCGCCCGAACTTTCGACGATGGTGATGACCAGTGCGGGCGGGCATGAGCAGCGCAATGTCGGCTGGGCGCAGCCGCGCACCCGCTATGACGTGGGGCCAGGGGTTCGATCCGAGGGCGATATTGCGGCGTTGCTGGCGTTTTTCCGCGCGCGGATGGGGGCGGCGCGGGGGTTTCGGCTGCGCGATCCATTCGATGCCGAGGCTGTGGGCGAGCGGATCGGCACTGGCGATGGGCAGACGGTGCGCTTCGCGTTGGTGAAGCATTATGGCGAGCATGTCCGGCGGATCACGCGGCCGGTGGCGGGCAGCGTGGTGCTGCGCGTCGGCGGGGTGGCGATGCAGGGCTTCAGCGTCGAGCCGGGGGGCTATGTGACGCTTGATGCCGCGCCGGCGGCGGGGATCGCGGTGGTGGCCGATTTCGCCTTCGACGTGGCCGTGCGGTTTGCCGAGGATATGCTGCGCGTCAATCGTGCGACGTTCCTGGCGGGCGAGGTGCCGTCGGTGCCGCTGGTCGAGATCCGCGAATGAGCTGGCTGGAGGAGACTTGCACCACGATCGCCTTTTGCTGGCGGGTCGAGCGGCGCGACGGGGTGGCGATCGGGCTGACCTCGCATGATCGCGACCTGTTGATCGAGGGGCTGGTGCATCGCGCTGCGCCTGGGATCGTGCCGTCGGCGATCCGGCGGAGCGACGGGCTGGATGCCGACAGCATGGAGGTGGCCGGTGTGCTGAACCATGCCGCGATCGGCGAGGTCGATCTGCTTGCCGGGCGATGGGACTGCGCGCGGGTGGCGCTGTTCGCGGTCGATTGGACCGATCCGGTGCGGCGGGTGCTGCTGGGCGAGGGGATGATCGGCGCGATCGAGACCGGCGATGGCAGCTTCAGCGCCGAATTGCGCGGGGCGAGCGCGAAGCTTGAGGGGCCGGTGTGCGAGGTGACCTCGCCCGAATGTCGTGCCGAGCTTGGCGACAAAAGATGCCGGGTGGCGATGGCGGGGCGGCGGCGGTTCGCGCGAGTGGTGGCGAGCGCGGGCAATGCGGTGACGCTGGATGCTGCGGGCGAGGGGCTGGGGAGCGGGCTGCTGCGCTGGTTCGGCGGCGAGAATAGCGGGCTGGAGGATGCGATCGACACCGCGGAAGGGACGGTAGTGACGCTTCGCCATGCGCCGCGATTGCCGGTGGTGGCGGGCGATCTGGTCGAGCTGATCGAGGGGTGTGACAAAAGGTTGGAGACCTGTGCCGGGCGGTTCGGCAACGCCGCGAATTTCCAGGGCGAGCCGTTCCTGCCGGGGGTCGATTTGCTGACGCGGTATCCGGGGGCGTGAGCGCGGTGGCGGCGGCGGCGCGCGCATTGGTGGGGGTGCGGTTTCGGTTGCACGGGCGTGATCCGGCGACGGGGCTCGATTGCGTGGGGGTGGTCGCGGCGGCGTTGGCCGGGGCTGGGGCTGGGGCTGGGGCGCAGGTCACGGTGCCGCAGGGTTATGCGATGCGGACGGGGGATGCCGATCGGGTGGCGATGCTGATTGCGCGCGCGGGGCTGGTGCGGGTCGAGCGCATGGCGGCGGGCGATGTGGTGCTGGTGCGCAGCGGGCCGGGGCAATTGCACCTGGGGGTGTGGACCGGCGACGGGCTGGTGCACGCCGATGCACATTTGCGGCGGGTGGTTGAGCGGCCGGGGGCGGTGGCTTGGCCGGTGGTGGGGGTGTTTCGCTGGGGTGGGGGTGGCGCAGGGGCGACCGCAAGTGCGGTCGCACCACCCTCACCCAGCTCCGACTAGGGCCGCGTGAAGGACGCGACCCAAGTCTGCGCAACCCTCTCCCGCTCGCGGGAGAGGGAATGGGGGAAAAATTATGGCTACGTTGGTGCTGACGACGGTGGGCGGGTTGATCGGCGGGCCGGTGGGGGGCGCGATCGGGGCGCTGGCGGGGCGCGCGGTCGATGGGGTGTTGCTGCGACCGGGGCGGCGCGAGGGGCCAAGGCTCAGCGAGCTGGCCGTGCAGACATCCTCCTATGGTGCGCAGGTGCCGCGACTCTTCGGGACGATCCGGGTGGCGGGCAGCGTGATCTGGTCGACCGAGCTGATCGAGACGCGCACCAGCGAGGGGGGCGGCAAGGGGCGGCCGGGTAGCGTCCAATATAGCTATGCCGCGTCGTTCGCGGTGCTGCTGTCGGCGCGGCGCGTGGCGGGGGTGAAGCGGATCTGGGCCGATGGCAAATTGCTGCGCGGGGCGGCGGGGGATTTCAAGGCGGCAACCGGGTTTCGGCTGCACCTGGGCGATGCCGACCAGCCGGTCGATCCGCTGATCGCGGGTGCGGTGGGGGCGGCGCAATGTCCGGCGTGGCGCGGCCATGCCTATGCGGTGTTCGAGCAATTGCAGCTCGCCGATTTCGGCAACCGGATCCCGTCGCTGACCTTCGAGGTGGAGGCTGATGCGGGGGCGGTGAGCGCGGGTGCGGTGGCGGGTGCGCTGGGCGGGGTGGGCAGCGAGGCGCTGGTGCCGGTGCTGGGCGGGTTTTCGGCGCATGGCGGGTCGACGCGCGCGGTGCTCGAAACGCTGGGCGAAGCGACGGGGGCGTGGTTTGCCGCCAATGGCGAGGGGATTGCGATGCGTGGCGGCATAGGGGCGGCGCGCGAAGTGGTCGATCAAGGCGTGGGCGGCGCGCGTGGGGCGCGATCGATCGCTGCGGCGGACCAGGCACCGCGCGTGCTGACGATCGGCCATTATGATGCGGCGCGCGATTATCAGGCGGGGTTGCAGCGCGCGACGCGACCGGGGGCGGGTAATCGCGAGCTGCATCTGGAATTGCCCGCAGTGATCGATGCAGCGACTGCCAAGGGGGTGGCAGCGGCCATGCTGGCGCGCGCCGATGCGGGACGCAGGCGGCGGCGGGTGGCGCTGGGATGGGATGCGATCGGCATCGCGCCGGGCGACCGGGTGCGGATCGCGGGCGAGGACGGGCTGTGGCGGGTGGCCGAATGGTCGCTCGAGGGCGGCGGGGTGATGCTCGATCTGGTGCCGATCGCGGTGGCGAGCGCGCATGCGGCGGCGTCGGCGGGCGACGTGGTGGCGGCACCCGACCGGGTGCATGGCGCGACGATACTGGTCGCCGCCGAACTGCCGCCGGGCGATGGCGCGGTGCTGACGCAACCACGGCTGACGATCGTTGCGGGCGGCACCGGGGCGGGGTGGCGATCGGCGACGCTGATGCTGGGGAGCGAGGGCGGCGGCTGGACGGTGGCGGGGGTGACGCGCGCGCCGGGGGTGATCGGCACGGTGGTGCAAGCGCCGGGCGGTGCACGGGCGACGATCGAGGATCGGGCGCACACGATTCTGGTCGAGCTGGCGCATGGCGAAATGCTGCTGGGTCATGCCGATCGCGCCGCACTCGATCGCGGGGCCAATCTGGCGCTGGTGGGCGACGAATTGATCCAGTTCGGCGCGGCGGTGCAGGAAAGTGCGCGGCGCTGGCGACTGTCGCGGCTGTGGCGCGGGCGGCTGGGGACCGAGGCGGCGATGGCGGGGCATTTGCCTGGCGAACGCTTTGCGCTGCTCGCCCCCGACAGTGTGGTGACGATCGATTTGCCGGTGTCGTCGATCGGCGGGACGATCCGGGTGGCGGCGGTGGGGATCGATGATGCCCAGCCGGTCGAGCGGGTAGTGCCGGTGACCGGCGCGTCGGTGGTGCCGCCGGCTCCGGTGCATTTGCGCGCGCGGGCAAGCGGCGATGGCGTCGCGCTTGGCTGGACCAGGCGAAGCCGGGCGGGGTGGCGCTGGATCGACGGGGTCGATGTGCCGCTGGCCGAGGAAGCCGAACGTTATGCGGTGCGCGTGGCGGGGGGCGAGGTGGTGACAGCGCAGGCAGGGGTGGTGCTGCCGTCCCCGCCGCCGGGCTGGCGCGCGACGGTTGCTCAATTGGGCACCGTGGGCGCGTCGCGCAGGAGCGAAATCAGCGAGGGGGACATGCAATGAATGATGACGAGACCGACCGGCTGGCATTGCCGCTGCTGCATGCGGGCCAAGCGCAAAAGGAAATCATCCATAATGAAGCGCTGGTGCGGATCGATCTGATGCTGGCGGCGGCGGTGCAGGCGGTGGGAATGAGTGTGCCGCCCGCCGACCCGGTGGCAGGGGCGTGCTGGATCGTCGGCACCGGCGCGAGCGGGGCATGGGCAGGGCAGGACGGGGCGATTGCGGGGTGGACCGCCAATGGCTGGCGCTTTGTGGCGGCGCGCGAGGGCATGCGGGCATGGTCGATCGCCGATGGTGTCGAGGCCCGGTTCCGAGGCGGCGCGTGGCGGCTGGGCGAGGTTGCGGCGCGTGTGGTGTTGATCGATGGGCAACAGGTGGTCGGATCGCAAAAAGCAGCGGTGGCAAACCCGGTCGGAGGCGAAACGATCGACCTGCAAGGCCGGGTTGCGGTCGTCGGGATACTGGCTGCGCTGCGCGAGCATGGTCTTATCGCAACGGCTTAA